AAATGGTTATTCGTAACGTAGCTCTTAGTGCAGACGCAGATACACTGGCTATACCTAGTAGTCCTGTTATTCACATGGCGATTGCTTTGTTGGCTCGTGAGCGTGGTGAAACAGGTGGTACGTCAACGGCTGAGTATTTTGCTATTGCTGATAAGCATCTGTCTGACGCTATTGCTTTAGACGCACAGAAGCACCCTGAAGAAACAATCTTCTATACACCGTAGGATTTACTATGGCTCAGAATCTACAAAGCATTAACTTAGTTGCTCCTGCATTTAAAGGGATCAACACAGAAGATTCTCCTATTGCTCAGGATACGTCTTTTGCTGAAATTGCAGATAATGCAATTATTGATCGGCAGGGTCGTCTAGCATCTCGTCAGGGTAATGAAATTATTACTACTACTAAAACAGTCTTAGGTACAGATTACATTCATAACATCCACGAGTTTTACGACAGTGCTGGCAACGAAGTCATATTTAGCACTGGCAACAATAAAATAATGACGGGTACGACTACACTGGTTGACGCTACTCCAGCATCGTACACCATTACGGATAACGATTGGAAAATTGTAAACTTTAACGACCATGCGTATTTCTTTCAGCGTGGCTACGAGCCGTTGGTTTATAGCGACAGTCTTGGCGCAGTGACCAAGATGACTGCTGTGGCAGGATCATCAGTTACGTCTAACCAGTACTGCCATGAAGCTCTTGCTGGGTTTGGCAGGCTATGGGTAGTAGGCAACTCAACTAACGACACTACTATCTACTGGTCTGATTTGTTAGATGGTGACGATTTTAGTGGCGGCTCTAGTGGTTCTATCGACGTATCTAAGGCGTGGCCTGATGGGGCTGACAAAGTAGTAGCTCTAGCGGCTCACAACGGCTTTTTGGTGATCTTTGGCGAACACAGCATACTGGTGTATAGCAACCCTGAAACACCGGCTTCTATGGCCCTGTCAGACACTGTGTCGGGTGTTGGTTGTATTGATCGTAAGACAGTGCAAAGTATTGGTACTGATCTGTTGTTCTTGAGTGACGACGGTTTGCGAAGCCTTGGAAGAGTAATACAAGAAAAATCTCTGCCTGTTTCAGATGCTAGTCGTAACGTAAAGCAAGATTTAATTGGTAAGTTAGCTTTAAAAACAAGCCCTGCTACATCTGTGTACAGTCCTGAGAATTATTTTTACTTATTGGGTTTGCCTGATAGCAATTTAATTTACTGCTTTGATCTTAGGGGTCGTCTTGAAAACGGTTCGTTCCGTGTAACCAAGTGGCCTAGTGTTAATTTCAAGAGTTTTGCTAGAGATCGTAACGGTGACGTGTACATTGGAACTGTTGATGGCATAGGTAAGTACAACGGTTACGACGATAACAACTCATCGTATATTTTTCGTTACTCTAGTCCCGGTCTTACGTTTGGCGACCCATCAAAATTAAAACTGCTTAAAAAAATAAGACCTACAATTATTGGTGGTAATGATGCGGACATTATTCTTAGCTGGACGTATGACTTTTCGGTTCAAGCTAACACGTCACGTTTTAGAGTGGGTACGTCTACACCGGCTTTTTACGGTGAGTCAGAGTACGGAGTTGCTGAGTATACACTTGGTGATTTGATTAGTCGTAAGTCTTTAAATTGCACAGGCAACGGGTCTGTCGTTTCTGTGGGATTACAAACAGAAGTAAATGGTAATTCTATATCCCTACAGGAAATGAATGTATTAGCACTTATAGGTAAAACAGTATGATTAAGTATAATGTTGGGAGGGTCTTCTAATGGCTAATTGGTATGATCCTATTATAACCGGCCTTACAAATATAGGCCAAGGAATGATGTCTGACGCTGGTCGTGCTGTTATGGGTGCTGGTGGTTTAGCGCTTGTAAACAAAGCCTACCAAGATTTAGAAGACATAGGCCAAAAAGCATATGAGGACGTCGATCCTATTGCTGCCGCAGGTCTACAACAAACAGCGTTTCGTCCGTTTACGGTCAGCGTAGGAAGTAGGGCGTTTCCCGGTTCACGATACGCTAGTAGCTCTATAGGTTTAGGTATTCCTGCTCCTAGTTCTTTTGAAACTATGAGTAGAGAAGATCGTATCCAACAGTTGATGGCGCAGAACCCTAACTTGACTAGAGAACAAGCTATAGCTAATCAAAACTTTTCTCGTAGCCAAGGGTTTGATATAAACAACGACGGCGTTGTTACTAACCAAGAGTACAGGGCTGCTATGCAAGCGGGTCTTGTCGGCGGTGGAGCAGGCGGTGCTGACGGTGGTGCTTTTACTGGAGGAATGGCAGGAGGTATTGGCCCTAACCTGCAGATAGATTTAAGCGAACAAGAACAGCGTATTAAACAAAAACTGTTAGAAAGCTCCAGACAAAGGCTGCTTACTGAACCTCCTGCTGGTGCTGCAGCAATGCGTACTGCTGGAACTAGAGCGTTAACCAGAGGTGACGAATTACTGCAAGGTATTTCTACTGGTCTTGATTCTACTGCAAGAGAACAAGCAGTTTTTGAACGCATTAGGGCAATGCAACTTCCTGAGGAAGAGCGACAGCGTTTAGCTCTTGAAGAGCGCTTAGCTAGTCAAGGACGTTTAGGCGTACAGACAGCGATGTTTGGTGGCACACCAGAGCAACTAGCTTTGGCTAAAGCACAAGAAGAAGCACAAAATCAAGCCTCTCTAATGGCAATGCAGCAAGCACAGCAGGAGCGTATTCAACAAGCTGCCTTGGCAGAACAAGTGTTGGGTCTTGGCTCTGGTCTGTTTGCTGGTCAGCTAGGCATGCAGCAGATGAAACAAGGCATGGGTCTTTCTGATCTTGCTGCTGCTTACATCCCACAAGCACAAGCTCTTAATATGTTCCAGCAAGGATTGGCAGCATCTGAGTTGGCACAGCGTGGTCAGTTGGCTGGTGCAAGTATGTTTGGTGAAGCTAAGATGTCTGGTCTAGATGCGTTGTTGGCTTCTGGATTGGGTAGAGCTAACTTGATTGGTGCTGCTGGTACTGGTCTGTTGGGCGGGGCTATAGGTTAAACTGGAGAAAAACGATGGCTAGATTATCACAAGGACTTATTGAAGGTTTAACCCAACCCGGTTTTCAACAGGGGCTTTTTAATTTAGGTACTCAGGTTGCTGATCGACGGCGAGTACTTGAAGAAGAAAAAAGAAAAGATGAGTTAAACAAAGGTATGTTGAGTCAAGGTCTTGTTTTAAGTAGAGCAGCAGACGCTGGTCAGTTAACTCAAAAACAACAAGACCTATATGCACAAGCGGCAGTAGCTGCTGGAGTAGATCCTGCTACAATTGTTCAAACTATTCAAACTGCTCAAGCAAGAAGTCAAAACGTAGCGAATACTAATGTACTTAAAGGTGAGTTTTCTACGTGGGCTGCTCAAAATAGCATTAATGAAAACATTAGAAAAGATATTGTTCGTGGTCTTACTGCAGGAACAATAAAGTCTTATCAAGATGCTATTGATAGAGCAAATACAAATTCTCAAAAAATGGCAAAAGATTCTTACTATTCTAACCTATCAACTTATGATAGTCGTTTAGCAGGTCTTATTGACAGAGGAGAATTTGACAAAGCAGATGCTCTTATGGACAAATTAAAAAGAGAACAAGAGACTGCACCCGCACGAGAAACTTTAAATGATTTTCAAAATACAGGTATAATTACTCCTGACAATAGAAAACAAATTTGGGATGCAGTTGTTGCTACTTCAGATAACTTAGATGCAGCTATAACTACAATGAATAAAATTGAAGACCAGAGTATTCAACTACGGGCTGAACAACATAAAGGTCGAACAAGAAAAATTGATTACATTCCAAAACAAAAAGAGGGGGCAGTTACTCCATTGTTCGGAGGAGCGGGCAGTGGTGACGTTAGGACTCTAACTATTGAAGCTCCCCTTAATGAAAAAGGCGAAATTGATCCTAAATGGCTTGCAGACTTTAAAGAGTTTAGTGCTGAAAGGATTATAGGAGAAGGTGATAGTTTAGCTCCTAAAAAAGGTAGCAATCAAGAAAGCACTGAATCAAAGCCTGAACAAAAACCTAAACAAACACCTAGAGGTTTAGCAGAACAATCTATGGGTTTAAGCAATACAGAATCTACTGTTCTTGGTCCTGTTGGCTTTACACAATAAAGGTTTCTTATGCAAAGTCTTTCAAACATGGTTAGATCCCATGAGATTCAAAGTGGTCAAACTAGACAGGACGTTGCTGATATTTTTGGGGTTACGGTTGACGAGTTATTAAAATATAACAAACCTATTCTTGGTCCTGATGGTCAATGGAATGCTGGCGTTACAGTCAGAAACCCTGCTGCAACACAAGCACTTATTGACGAAGCTTTAAAGAGAGGTGCCTCAGCAGAACAGCTTTCTAAAGCTTTAAAACTGCCAATAGATGTTGTAACTTCTCAACTTGGAGCTGCACCAGAAGAACAGCCTCAAGACGTTCCTGAACCACAACCACAGCCTGAACCTGAGCCTACTCCTGAGCCACAGTTGGAGGAAATTACTGTGGACGCTCGTAAAAGAGGCGGCGGCTCAATACTAAAAGACATATACGTAGACGTAGATCCTGTATTAGATAACTCTTCAATTAGAGCAGAACTTTCAGATATTCTTGATGCTCCTAAGCGACGACGAGAAAAACCTGAAGAGCCTGTTGTTGTTAAAACAGCATTACCTTCTCCTCCTGCTATTGATGTTTACTCGTTAGTAGGCGATCCTAATGCAATAATTAATGAAGGTGTTCAAGCTTACTATCAAAACTGGATAGACACCTATGGGGATATGGATGTAGCTGACATACCTGAAGAAGAAATCCAAAAGATGAGTGGGTTCTTTTTTAACGCTTACGTCGATACGCCTATTGAAGACATCCCCAAAAATGTCTTGCCTACAGTAATGAACACGTTGATTGAAGTAACAGCTAAAGATACTAAAGGCACGTATCAAGAATGGGCTAACAGTATACCACGTCCGCAAAACTCTATGGAGGAAATTGCATACTCTTTTCTGAATGCTATTCCTTTTTACAATCCCACACAAGAAGACGTAGCACAGTTTGCTACAGCTTCTGGAACTATTTTAACTGGATTAGGAGTTCTTGACAAAAGAAGTCTTGCAGACGAGTTTGCATACAGGGTAAGACGCAAGCAATCTGATGCTGGTTTAATTACTGGTACAGAGTTGTTTGGTTATCTTGCTGATCCTGTTGGTGCTGTAGGTGGTTTAATGTTTGGTAAGTTTGCTCAAGGCATGATGGCTTCAGGTAGGCTTAATCCAATTACTGTAGGTTTGTTTGGTGGTACATTAGAAGGTGCTTCCTTTGGTTTAGCTACTCCTGTTTATCCAGAGTTTGGAGACAGCAGAATACTTAACACAACCTATGGAGCCATAGGCGGTTTTGGTTTATCTTCTATGCTCCTTTCTCCTGCTATTGCTTCAGAAGCTGCTTTAGCTTATGGCAGAAGTGCAATGGTTAGATCACCGGCTGAACAAAGAATTAGAGGTGGTAGAGTATCTGAACAGCAGCTAGGTCCGTTAAGAGTTGAGGATGGAACACAAGTAACTAGGATTGATACGCCTGACGGTGTGATGATAGGTTCTCGTGATTCTTTAATACAAGAACCTGTAGGGATTACCACACGAGTACCTGCAGAAAGACAAGAAATACTTCAAAGAGAAGCTGCACAACAGGCTGCTCGCGGTACTCCTATGGCTGTGAATGTTGCTGATCAGCCAGCTACTTTAGATCCTACTCCGGTTACTTTAAATGTTAAGCCTTATGTAAACACAGTCTCTCAAACAATAGACGGAGAAACTGCTAAGAAAGTTATTGCTGTTAGTAACACGGATATAAGGGCGCTTGATGAGCAGATAGCTCAATTAGAGGCAAGAGCTTCTAACATTGGCAAGTTATCTGCAACAACTGAAGATCGTCTTAGAGATTTAAGACAAAGAACTTCTATAGAAAATAAAATCAACGCTTTAAAAGAAGCGAGAGTACGGACTCTGAATACAATTGATGAGAACGTTACGCATAACAACAAGCGTATTAAAAACCTAAACAAAGTTATTAAAGAGTCTACTTCTAATCCTTCTAAAAAGGGAGCGATACCTCGTGCAACTAGAGCCAAAAGAGTTGCTCTTCAGTTAGAAAAAGAAAATGTACTTTATTTAACGGGCGGTAATGCAAATGTAGATTGGGCAGATCCTTTACAGGTTGGTGCACTTAGATCGTTTGCAAACACTCAAGGTAGTTACATTATGCCTCCTCCTCCTTTGAGGACAGGTGATGATGTTGAGGATGCTATTGCATACATTAACTATAAAATAGTTGGAGGTTCAAAAGGAACCAGAAGAGATGGTGATTCGTCTATGTTGGTTCCGATTGAAAAAGATATTAATGTAGGTTTTGAAGCTCCTCAGTCTTTGTCTTCTGCTGGTGTTCGTCCTTCTGTTTTGTACGCAGATGAGCTAGCAGCTAGGGGTTATAACGAAGAGTCTTTCCCCGGCATTGCTGCAACAGCTAGTCAGGCTCGTGCCAAGTTTAATGAAAACCCTGAAGCGTTTACTGGCGTTGGCGCTGATGAACGCACAAAAGAAGAGATGGGTAGAATTATTTTAAACGATGAAGCGACTGCAGGTCAACGTGCCGTTATACAAGCTGAGTTAGCTGGCTTTAATCCTGATGAAGCTGCTGATGCTATTGAGCAAATGGTATATCGTCTTGAAGGTGGCTGGGATAACCTAGAAGCTTTAGCCGCACGTATAAGAAACGAAGACATTGAGCAGGGCTATAACAGTATGGTTGAGTTTGTTATGGATCCTGCAAACAAACCTCGTCTTATGTCTGGTGAAATAACAGAAGCTTTGCAACCACTGTGGATTCAAGCTGAGAATAGAAGAAGTCAATATGCCTCAAAGCTGTATGACTTACAACAAGAAGGTTTGGTTCAGACGGAAGCGTATGTGCAAGCTGTAAATGAGTACTTGCTTGCAGTTAAAGTAACTGATGTTTATAAAGCTATTGGTAGAGCTAGGGGTCAAGCACTGAATCAACTCAAAAAGACAAAGCAGTTAATGGAAGAAAATGTAAGAAAGACCAAGAAAGGTATTATCATTGATAATCTTTTAGGAGTTAAGTGTGGCTAAAGTAGTAATGACAGAAGAGTGTTCGCAGGCAGTACAGCGGATAACTGCTTTTAACGACGAGTTAAAAAA